AGAGGGGGTGTCGCTGAACGACGTGATGGTCGACCTGCAAAAATCCAGCGTCTCGATGCAGATGGGTATTCAGGTGCGTAACAAGCTGGTCAGCGCTTACACTGACATTATGAATATGCAGGTTTAGATTAGTTAAGTTACTGAATGATATGAATTATAAGACTATCCAGTGTGGGTTTGGGGCAGCAGTGGGGCAAAGTCGTTAAGTTTTGAGTTCATCAGGCTCAATTGCGCATCATCGTTTTCAGCCATCCATGCTCCATAGACCTGGTAGACCATCTGTGCATCAGCGTGGCCCATTTGTGATGCGATGAAGTTCGGGTTGGCCCCGGCGGACAATGACCAGCAAGCATATGTATGCCGGGACTGGTACGCCTTGCGTAATCTCAAGCCTGCTTTGACCATGGCCGCTCTCCATGTCTGAGCAAGGGATGAAACGGCGTAATAGTCATTGCTGGCATTGTTTATGGCATTGACCCTGGGGTTGAAGATAAAAGTCAGTTCTTCGTGTTCTGACTTGCCATATTCGCGCCCGGCTACCGGAACCGTGATGCTTTTACGCATTCTGGTCAGTTCCATCTGATCGCGAATAACATCACGAGCAGCTTCGATGAGATAAACGCTTCTGAATCCAGAGTCGGTTTTTGGCGGGGTAAAGTCACCATCCTTCGTCAGGTTACGGCTCACGTTAAGAGTCCATTTTTTTAGGTCGATATCTTCCCATGCCAGCGCACACAGTTCACCGTGACGCAGGCCTGTGTAAACCGCTAGAGACCAAAAGTTTCTCAATTGCCGAGTTTTCATGGCTGAAATTAATCTTTGGAACTCATCTCTCTCAACCGGATCTGGTTTCTTCTTGTCCCTCTTTAATCTCCCCAACGCCGCCATCGGGTTTCTCTCGATGTATCCGTTATTGTGAGCGAACTTGAGCATTGAAAACATATCGGTCATGCATGTGTTAACGTAAGCCACTGAGCGCCCGGTTTTGGTAACATTGTTATTTCGCCCTTGCGTGAAGCTACCTTTCAGCAGGTTTGTTCTCAGCGTCTGCATTGTCTCTGTCCTGATACTGGAAACCATCTTGTTGGCACCAAGCAAGGCGATGGAGGTTTTAACCCGAGTGGTATAAGAGCCATGAGAATTTTTCGATATTTCAGTTTCTTTTATTGCCAGCCACTTTTCCGCCAGTTCCCCCACAGTAAGCTCCTGCCTTGCAAGGCCAAATCTGTTTAGATTAGATGAACTTGGGAACTGTTTAGCGTAATCAAAGGCGCCCACCTTGATTGAATACGCAACGCTGGCCCGAAGTTCTCCAGCCGCCTTTCTGTTTTTGGGCGTGTCTGTCACGCCCAGCCCTTCTCTTACTCTCTGCCCCTGATACATGAACCAAATGCGCAGAAACCCTCCATGGTTTTCCACTCCTGTTGGATAATTCACCTTCATTTAAACCTCCATAGTCCAATAAGGGCAGTCAGGTTAAGCTGTTTTACGAGGCAAAGCACCAGGCTGTTTTTTTGCCTGCTGACCGATCCACAAATCAATCGCCTTTCTGTTGTACATGCATTCACTGTTTGGCTTTGGCTCACCTACCGGGGAGAAGAGCAGATACTCCCGCCCTTGAAGCCAGGCGTTTTCACGCGCCCTCTTTATAGTGCCGGGCCGTAACCCGGTGGTAGCGATAAGCAAATCTTCAGTGACCCAGTCACTCGGCACGAGCTGGATTACGTTTTCCATGTTGGTTACCTCAGTAGATTGATGGGGGAGGGGTGGTTAGTCCCAGCAGAGAACCGATGCGAAGTAAGCTCCACGGCACGGCGTATCGCGAGGGTGATTCCACCGTGAATAACCGTCCTGACCGCCAAGCGGGGATGACTTGAACCAAGATTGGTAATATCTCGCTGACTGCCACTCTTCTTTATCTTCTGGCTCGATCTCACCGGAAGCCACAGCAGCGTTTAAAATTTCTCCGGCCGTGTAGTCTCCTCGCATTACGATGAATCTGGCATCATCAGAATCTGTTCGCTCAACGGCCCCATCATTTTTCTGTTTTTTCTTAGGCTTGATAATTTCACTCATGCTTACTCTCCTTTCCTCCCACCCATCGACTGACAAACACAATTCAACCATAGCCATGCACGACCGCTATGTTTTGCGGGGATTAGCGTGGCTATCTTTGCTGAGTGCTTATCGAGAATTTGACGATAGGTGAGGGTGTTTGATTTGCTGAAGTATTCGTTAAGTGCCGCTCGGGCTGTACTGTTTATCGCGTTCTGAACCTCTGGCGACATAGCGCACCCCTACGCCACACGGCGCTGCTGCATTGCCCGCTGCCACTTCTCGTCATCCTCGCGGCACTCAGCACAGCAGTAACTCGTACCGGTCTGTGATGGCTCGCCGCAGTCAGCGTTCCGACATACTGCCGAGGGTGGCTCCGGTGCTTTGCGATTAGCCAGTGCCACTTCAATCAGCTGCTGCTCGCGCGCTGCTGCTTCGTCTAAAATATCCGCATACATGGGGATTTCTCCGTATTTTTGACGCAAAAAAACCACCGCTTGGGTGGCTCACATTTCTCTCAGGCAAAGGGCAATGCCTATCAGCATTCCGATGGCGAGGATTATTGCTGGGATATCACCCACCATGTCCTCCCGGCCCTGGCGCTGCTGCATTTGCCATTTTTACGCCAAGCCGGATATCATCCATTTCAATATCTCCGCTAATTTCGCAATGTCTAAAGGCGACCGTAAGAAACTCCATGCATTGCGCGTTTGACCATTCCGGCACGCTGGCCGCTGGCGTGTCGGTGTAGATAGGCAGCCGCTTCTCATGACTTAATTCATCAATGTCATTTGACCACACGCGACCACATACCCTAGCTCCGTCATTCAAATCAGAAAGCATCTGAGGGTGAATGTAAGCAAATGGCTTCGCATCCAGCACCGCCAGCAGCGCGCAAGCCATCAGTTTGCTTTCGCCGTGCTTTAAGAAACCATCAGCCGCGATTTCTTCCAGCCGCTCGCGCCCGCCGATTTGCTCGATAAGTTCTTTCACCAGTCACCTCCGCCGATATCCGGTGTGTTAGTGCTCAATGCGACAAGTTCCTGTTGTGCGACACCTGCATTGCCGCCACCGTGACTGCCGCCTAACATCAGGCACAAAGAACCGTTGGCCGAATAGTAATTCGCATCCGGGAACGTCTTTTGCACTTCTACCAGCAGGTCGTTTAACTTTTTGGTTGCAGCCTTGAACTTTTTGTCCGCGTCGGGAGCGGCGGACAACAACAGATCAGTAGCATCACTTTCGCCGATGTCGATAACGTCTAATACGTCCTGTTCGGTATACTTCACTTCTTCACCTCCCACTTAACGCTAGCCGCGTCGAGCATAGAAAAAACCTGTTCTTCACTGAAATACTTGAAAGGTACTTCCGGCCACTTCACTGGCTCAGGCAACTCAACAACCTTCTGCTGCTGTGCGCCCAGCTCTTTAATCTCACAGATTGCCTTTAGAATCGATTCGTTGTCGCTATCACAGCCAAGCTCTTGAGCAATCTCGCACTGTGTTTTGCTGTACGCCTCGATCAATTCAGCACGCACTGTCAGCTCATCAGCGTATTTAGGCGGCAACACGGCAGGCGGTGCGGCGGTGTATAGCGCTATGTGGGCTGGGCTATCGCGGTACGCTTCATGGTCGTTAGATAACCCAGCAGACCCTACTGCCTCGTACAGTGATTTGTGCACATAACCATAAGGCTCACCCGCCTCAGCATCGCGCCGCCTTAGCTCGGTCTCTGCCTTTTCGCAGCGCGCAGTTTTAGAATCAAGAGCGCGCTTTGCCAGACTGAACTTACTTTCCATTCTCGCTATCTGCTCATCATGCTCAGCCTGTTCTGCACGCAGCTCGTCGCGCTCACGCTCTGCCGACTCCAATTGATCAATCAGATCATCAAGTACATTGGCGGCACCAAAAAGCACGCGCACATCTTCCAAAGGAGTTCCCGTCAAATCTGAGAATTCCTCAATCGGCATGCATGCCACTTCGCTACGTGACCAAATCAGCGCCAGCTCTTTTAACTGTTGTGTGTTCATTTTCTCTATCTCCCGCCGACCGCAGTCAGCCAGTTAAATCAGATGATGTAATCCACAGTCCCGCTTTAATCAGCCTGGACCTGCGAGCAGCTGCCTCAATGCACTGCTGTCGCTTATCTTCTCCGCGCTCAGCAAGCGACTTCACGCTCACGACGATCGTCTTGTTTGCCTTCGCTTTAGTAATTACCCGGCGCGGTGTGCGGACCAGCGTGTAAACCCTGTCTCGCTGTCCGGTTTCTTCGTCGATATACCAGTCGCTTGCGGATATCTCTGCTGTGGCGCTGATAAGATGTCGCTCAGCATTGAGTTGTCGATGGATGCTGCGTAGGGGTAGTTTCGTTGCCATATGCAGCTGGCGTCCGGTCATCGGCCCAGCGCTTAGCAGCCACACAATTTTCTCTTTCAGGCCATCATTGGGACCGCCACGGCCGCGGCGGTACATTGCGACTTTCTTCATGATTACTCCTGCCTGATTGCGCCACCTGCACCCAGTCTCGGTGCCCGATAGTCAAGGAACAGCTCATCCATTTCAGTGACGATAATTTCCGGGCGCTGAGGGTAGAATGAGGCCGCCTCTGCATACCTGCGCGTGCGTAAATCAGCCATGCGCTCAGGGACCGATTTGGTATTGATGCGTGCATGCTCTTCTCCGGCCTTCAGTGCCAGCCACGCTCTCCCTGCGTCCCATGCAATGCTCTCCATCTTGCGTTCCATGTCAGTCATCCGTGATGCTTTGTAGCGGTACGATGCCCGCCGATATTCCGGCAGGCGTGCGCAATGCTCATGTTGTTCAGGTGTGAGTTCTCTCATTGGGATTCCTGCCGGGGTAGGGGTTAGGCGGCTTGCTTCAGTTCTGCCAGGCGAATGCCTGTGATGTCTTTGCACTTCTGCTGATGCTCGGGGTGCCCGGCCATGGCTTTCCACGCCTTGCCATACTCAGCCTGTAGATTTGCTGCATTCACCTCGCCGCCTGCGTAATCAGTGAATTGCTTCAGAATGCTGTCGGCTGTTTGCGGTGCGACATGATGGACCTCAGAATCGGCATCAACAGAGGTTTCTTCGGTTGGAATGCAGAACGCCTGAAACGCAGCGTATTTGTATGCGATCGACATCGCTTTGTTTGTTGCTTTGTCCCCGCTGTCCATTGCTTCGCCGTATGTCACAACAGTGTGTTTAGATCCGTCCTCGGTCGCCACGAAATCAAACTCAGCCTTAACGACAACATAGAACAGCACGCCGCCTTTCTGAGTTGTGCGCTCGGTTACGGTCCTCTCGGTGATGCGAGGGAGGATGACCAGCCCATGCTTTGCCAACATGGGGGCAAGAGCGTTGTAAACCTGGTCTATTCCTCGGAACTGGAAACCTTGCTGCATGTTCTTCCTATCCTTGCTTATGCCTTTCTCGGCCATATCCTTGGCTACCTTGCTGATTGCCTCATAAACCTTCATAGAAGCCTCCCATCATCATTTCCTGCTGCTCCGTGCGGTAGTCGGCGATAGCTTCCTGCTGCGCCAGTAGGTCGGTCATGACTGGCTCGACGATCGGAGCCATCATTGCGATAAAGAATTCGTCTGCTGCGTCATGCTGCATGATGTTGCTCCTGCACTGTGTAGCCTTGAGAGGCCAGAAAATCGAAGATGTCGCGGATATCCATATCCATCAGAACCTCTTTGGCGATCACATCCTTAATCACCACCCCCTCAGCTGTGACCTGTAATTCACCTGGCCGCACTCCGCTGCCGGTAGTGAAGTAATCGCATGTGAATTTGATATTCATTCTGCTGCCCTCCGTAGGAGTTTCATTGCTGCCGCCCACTTATCCGCATTGCTGTACATGACAGCTTCACGGGAAAGCTCCTGTGCTTTGCTGAAGTAGCGTGATTTCATAGCGGGTCACCTTTTTGATTTAGGGTTCGCGCAATGCGAATAAGAAGTTCTATTAGGGGATTGCGTTGGTTTTTCTCGACAGCACCCATGACGGTGCCGCCTGCGATGGCATAATTCATCACGGGTGGTTTCCTTGTTCGGTTATGTTCATTGCGATATCGACTTCATGAATCGACATTGAGATGAAAAAAAGGCCCGAGGGTTAGCTCAGGCCAAACAATCGCAACTGCTGTAGCCTTGACGACTAAAGCGCGTTTGATGACTGGGTGTCATCGTCAGCCGCACTCTCGGAATACGGCTTGCGATATCACTCGTGGATGATCTTTCCAAACATTTTCAAATGGACTTTATTCAGCGCCTCGTCAGCTTCAAATGACATGCCAAATGCATCCTGCATGGCGTAAGACTTCTCATCGTCGGTAAGCGGGCTTCCCGCCCGAACCAACCACCCTCTAATCACCCGCTCGTGCTGCTCAATACCGCCCCCGCACTCTTGGAGGTCAATGCTTAGTTCATATGCTGCATCCATCCTCTTCTCCTCAGTTACTCGCCGCGTGCAGCAATCATGGCATCGGCCATCAGATAAATTGTCTTCGCTGCACCTTCCATCTCTTCAGCGTGAGACGGGCCAACATTCAACCCGATACCAGCTGAAAGGATCCCCTGCAGTGCCTTTCCTGCAAAATAATCACGCAGTGTCATTCCCTCATCGTGGCCATGCCACTCAGTTGCTGGAGTTGGAAACGCTGGCCCGCCTGTCTCTTTGCTCATTGTGATTCTCCCAGTGCTTTGGCTACCGCAGCGCGCGCAGCAATAAATTCATCGGTATCACGGTCAGCCACTCGAATAACACCTTGCAGAGCAGAGAGAAGCTCAGGAGCGGCGGCGAACAGCGTTGCCAGCTCTTCATCTTGCTCTTGAGTCGTGTAATCAGCATAAACCGAAGTTATAGCCTCACTGTTTACCGTGAAAACATCTTCGGCTATTGCATAGAACGGCACGCCTTTAAACTCTTTCATCCAACCCTCCACCTTTCCCACTGCTCTTTATTGAGCGTTACAGCCAGCCTGTTATCAGCTCGCTCACCGTTGTCTTTTAACTTCTAAGCACGCCATGAGTAGCCGCAGGCCTGTGCTGTGACGCGCCACTTACCATCTTTGCGATTGACTATCATGGTGTGCTCCTGGTGTAAAAAAGGCCGCCTTTGGCAGCCTCTTAGTCCTGATTGCTTTCGTAAATCTCTCCCGCTTTGAATGCGAGTCGAAATATATCAACCTCACTTAAATCAATGCGCGCGCGAATTCTATTGAACATCTCAAACCGTTTCGCAAGCGTATCTTCATTTGCGATGCTCTCTGCAAGTTTTCTAAACTCCATAAAATTCATCTCTCACTCCTGCGGCAGCGCCGCTGTTAAATGCCGACTATTCACCAGTAAGCTGGTCATACCAATTGCAATACTCATCCGCCATCTGGCGCAACTCCTCTGCGGCTTGCTGTTCAGATTTGCTGAGGTCATCGATTGATTCGGCATTACCGATGGCCTCAAGGCATTGCTTGAAATCACTAGCTGTATTTCTGAACTGGCAATAACTCAGGTTTCCCATACTCACCTTAAATCAGTGGAATGCTGTGCCCGCGCATTTTCTGTCGAGCGTTAATGTGCTGTCCGTAAGGGTTTTTCACCTTCCGGTACTGCGGATCCTCGCGAGTCACAAACTCGACTTCTTTCACATCACGAACACTCGGCCCGTTGATTGCACGCGAAACCCTGAGGCTGCTGCAACCGGACTCGACCACAGCCCATTTCTTGATTGCATCCTTGCGCTTAGCTACACGTTCCCTTTCTTCTGCTGCTGATAGCGCCCTGATGCCGAATGCTGCATCAATAACTCCCTCCAGATTGTCACGCTCAATCGCTGCTGCACGGCGACGAGCATGGCGACGACTCTTTGCTGTCTCTTTCACAGAACTGCCATAAGTGATAGTTGTCATATTGCCTCCTGAAATGGTTTTGGTGGTGAACTGAGCCTTGCCCTGGTGTTGGCGTTGCTGCTGGCCCAACTCACCCCAAACTCATCTCGTTTGGATATATCGCGCTTTGTCAGCGCTATCTGTTGTTAAAGAGCATCGACATCGTGTCGGTAGTGCTGTGCTTCCTGCTGATGGGATAAAGAATACTACCAGTATTTATTTGTGTAAATACTCAGAGTATTTGTTTTTTCTAAAATGGACCAAAGATAATGAATATTAAGAGTATTTATTTTTTGCTCACTTAAAATCAGCGCGATTTACGGGCTGGCGAGGTGCAGGAGCAGCGAAAAGGTGCAGGAGGTGCTGGAGCTGCGCCGACAAATGGCGGCAGCGGGGCGGGGTGGCTGCCGCTTTACTGCGGCTGGTTAGTGTTTTTCGTGTCAACCGTTTTTACGAAAAGGCGCAGGTTCGTCAACCAAGTGGTAGGCGATGTCACCACTGGTCAACGGTTAACCAAGGGTGCCATCGTTAACCAGGCAGATAGGGGTGGTGACCTAAGCGATGAAATATCGAAATATTCATCTGAATATCAATCAATTATGGTGGTGCCCGGGTGTTGATCGGCGACCCCAAAACAGAAAACAAAATATTCCTGAAATTATTCCGGGCTGGGTAGAAGACACAAAAAACCCGGCGCGGTGGCCGGGTTGAGGCTTATTACTTCAGCTTAATAAGGTCGCACATGCGTTGCGCGGCAATGCGTAATTCTGCATTCCTTTTATTTGATGGAGGCGCATGTCGAAGTGATATGATCGACTCCACGAGGAGCCTGAATTCTTTCCTGGCTGAAGCTCTCATTCTTCTTTGTATTTTATCAACCTGGTCTACAGGGATGGCGGTGGTGCTGTATGTTTGATTGTTTTGCGCTTCTCTAGCTACTGTCTCGTAATGCTCCAGCAATGGCTCTGCTATAGCGTTCCACTCCTTCCTCTTTTCGCCTATGACAGCAAATCGGTAGCTGAGATATCCACTTGCAGGAACTGCAACAACTGATACTATCGTTGCAAATAGTGAAAGAATCCTTTCTAGTGTCATGAGGAGTCCTTATGGAAAGTGTAAGTCTTCTTACATGGTTTGCGGTCGTCGTGTCCTGCACAAACCTGAGTGTTATTTTGTTCATGATTTGGCTACTTCGCGACTAGCCTCACCCGAACGTCTCTTCCGGCCACTGGGCTAAACCAGTCGCATCTTGGTTTCCACAGCCACGCCGATAATCTTGCAATTACCGTTGATAGGAACCATAGGCCATTGTGGGTTAAGCCCCTTGAGGTATTTCTGTCCGCCATCGATAATCAGGCGCTTGAAAGTGGCTTCGTTCGAGTCTGACAGCTTAGCTATGACCAGGCTGTTGTTGATCGCATCTCTGCCGGTATCGAATAGCACAAATGTGCCTTCGGGGATGCTGACACCAGCTGGGGCTGTCATAGAATCCCCCTCTACCTCAAGCCAGAACGCATCACCCTGTATGTGAGCATCAGACTCAAGCCAGAGGTCTATGTCCTTGAGCGTATAAGCTTCACAGGCCTCAGCCCATGCGCCAGCCTGAACTTTACTTATAACGGGGTATTTCACTCCAGGTACGTAAGGGCGGAATCCGCTGACATTTTCATCTACGGTTGATGCGTATTTACTCACCTCTCTCGCAAGTGAAGGGCTGATATCAGATGCTTGCACTTGGAGGATTCGAGCGAAAGCTGTAACCATGGGGACATTAAGCGCAATCCTGCCATTCATGTAGTGCCCCACAGCTCCCTGAGATATGCCGATATCATCGGCGATCGTATATTGGGTAACGTTTAACTGCTTTTTCTTTGACTCATACAGAGCTTTTAGGCGCTTTGCGTCTTCTAGCTGTTCTGTCGTCAATATCTTCTTGGTCTGCATTACTCAATTCTAATACCAACAGTAATCAATAATGAAATACCCTGGATATTTACTTGCATGAATACTTGTAGTATTCTTTTGGTGTGAATCCCAAGGAGTGATTTTATGAACCGAATGACTTTAGAGGATTACGCAAAGATTCACGGCCAGGCTAAGGCCGCTAAGGATTTCGGCGTGATCCAATGCGCGATCAGTAAAGCCATCCGGACAGGTCGCAACATCTTTGTGACTGTCGGTAAGGACGGCTCGGTTAGAGGGGAAGAGCTGAAGCCCTTCCCAAGCACCAAGAAGTAGTAGTTACCACCGCTCTTTACACAATCTGAACCGCTCTGCCGCTTGTAGAGCAACCAATGCGACACCGCAGGGTGATCGCACGTAACTAATTCAACATGGAAATTATCAATCATGGAAGCTGCAAAGTACCGCAAAAAAGCGTCTCGCATTGAGTCGCAGCTGTTAGGGAAGTTGGCCGTAATGGGCCAGACAAAGTTCGCAAAACTGATGGGCGTACCTGACTGCAAGGTATCCCGGATGAAGGATGGATTCTTTCGTCAGGCTGCTATGGCTCTGGCGATTCTGGAGTACGGGGTAGACGACACGGAGATAGTCGAACTGGCGCGGCGGTTTGCTGCTGTGCTCACAAAGCAAAAATCCTCAGCTGCACGAACAGCCGAGGATTCTCAATTTCGTATGGAATTTTAACTGGATCCACATACAGGAGTAATTATGAAGCATCGCACCACTAATTTCAACGGAGGCCGCGCACATGGCTAAAAGCTCTAAAGACGCCTACGGCGCAAACGGCCAAACCAATCTCCTTAAATTCGTGCCGGAAGCCCTGCACCTTATTTCAGACCATGACCATCCGCTATATGACGAACGCATTCATCTTCCGCTTGATGAGGGAATGGTGCTCAACATCATGGAGTACGGCGTACTTCAGCCAATCAGTGTATGGAAGGATCCTGAAACAGGATTGACGTGCGTTGTCGCTGGCCGCCAGCGCGTTCGCCATACGCTGGAGGCAAACAGAAGGCTAATCGCTGAAGGTAAGAAGCCACTGCAGGTTCCTGGCGATGTAAAACGCGGCTCTGCAATACGCATGGCGGCATATCGCGACAGTGAGAACGAGATCCGCAGGGCTGATACGCCACTAGGTCGCGCCCGCAAAATGTCAGGTCATCTAGACCGCGGTCATGACGAAAACGACCTCGCTCTGATGTTCGGTTGCAGCGTTAAAACTGTGCGTGAAACACTCACCCTGCTGGAATGCACCCAGGCAGTTCAGCAGGCAGTGGAGTCCGGCGCCATCACTGCAACGACCGCCCGGCAGCTCGCCGACCTGTCGCCAGATGAACAGCGCGAGAAGGTTCAGCAACTTCAGCAGGCTGGCGAGGGAGAAACTGGACACGCGAAGGCGCGCAAGCAGCGTCAGGTGATGGGAAGCGATATCCCTCGCATGAAGACCCGCAAACAGATCACATCAGCACTGACCGACGCTAAAGGCGAATATGCTGCAGCGTTACGCTGGGTGCTGGGTGAAAGTGAGGGGGAGTCGTCATGAGCCTCGCGCACTCCAACGTAACACCCATTAGGCCCAATCAACGGGCCGCTGACAGACCGGAGGCAACCGGTAAGGGGTTTGCCTTGCTGCACAGAAAAATAATGGAGCTAC